GGCTATCTTTCTCAGCCGCTCCTCCGGGACCGGGGCGCCTCGGCTCGCCCGCCACGCGGCCGAGCACTGGGCGACGGTAGCTGCGCGGTCGCGATCTTGCCAAACGATCCGCTGCGCGGCGGACCACCCGCGCAGCGACACACCGCGCTTCCTGAAGTGGCGCTGGAGCATGGTGACGGAGCGACCGCAGTCGCGGCTCAGCTTCAGCAGCGACTCTCCGGTTTGGTAACGGTGGATGAGGTCGTCCTCGTTCGGCAGGTGTTGCTTGCGGAACATGTGTACTCCTTCTACAGCAGATCCGGACTACTGGTGGCGGGAACTATCATAACCCACAATTGCGACTTCTTTCACCGGGGGAAGGTCCCGCCGCGCCCGCCGCAGGCGGAGCGCGAGGATGACCTCTCCGCGTCAAGCCTGACCGAGCTGACCGAGGCAGCCGCCGAGTGAACTCGACGGTGGAGTCCCTGCTGCGGGTCGGAGTCCCCTACGAGCAGATCATGAAGTACTTCGCCTACACCAGGCTCCTCGACCAGGCCGCGCCGCCGAAGCGGGAGTCCCTTCGGCAAGTCCAAGTCCAGGTGCAGCTCGGGCGGAGCCCGCGCCGGTGACGCCGCAAGCGGCGTATCGAGAACGCCATCGTGTGCTTGGCCTCTGCCTTTTCTGCTCCGAGCCTGCCGAGGCGAATCGCTCCCTTTGTGTGAACCACGCCAAGGTAAAACGCGCTCGTCGGCGAGCATCGGAGCGACTTGACCTCGTCAATCTCGCGCAATTGATTGATGCGACAAAGTTCTATAGCCGCGTCTGCGTTACGGAGGCGGGATGCTGGGAATGGCCGAACGATGGTTGCAATGGTTACGGGTCGTTTTCCTTCCTCAATCAAACCTATCTAGCGCACCAGGTGTCATTTGCGCTAATTCGTGGAGCAATCGCGAACGGGATGAACACGCTTCACACTTGCGACAATCGTCGCTGCGTTCGTCCGGAGCACCTTTACCCAGGAACGCACAAGCAAAACATGCGCGACAGGATGGAGCGGGGACGCTGTCGCAATCAGTGGACCGGCCCGCTAGTCAGCGCGTAAGTGTCTGCACGATTTGCAGGTGCGATGCCCGCATGCGGTGCCACCGCTGCCGCCCCGACGCGCGCGGCCTGACGCGCTGCGGCGCGTGTTCCCAGGCCGCCAACATTTTGCCCGCGAAGCTCAGCGGGAACCGAAAGAAGGAGAAGTCCTGATGGCCACGAGGGCGGAAGTCTACGAGGCGCTGGACGGCGAGCGCGCGTTTCAGGTCAAGAAGTGGGGGGCGGACCGCGAGGGCGTCGGCGCCTTCCTGGTCTACATGGAGGAGTACCTCGCGAAGGCCCGGCGCGCGCTGACCGAGAACGAGGGTACGAAGCTCGCCCTGCACGAGCTCCGCAAGGTCACCGCGCTCGGGGTGGCGTGCCTGGAGCAGCACGGCGCTCCGCCGCGCATGGGGCAGGCCCCTCCTGTCAACGAACTCCTCCATGGCAAGGTCTACGGTCACGACCGGACGCTCCACCGCTCGACCTGGCTGGACGTCGAGGTCGGCCCCGACGGGAAGGTCTGCGCCGTGTGGTTTCGCTGCGCGGCACTCCCGTTTCGGGAACACCGCGTCAGCGACGCGCGGGGCGCGGAAATGAAGCGGGGCAGCAGCGAGCACTGGCCGGCGCTCCTCGCCGTCGAGCTGGCCGACCGATGAGCCAGTCACCGCCCCTCCTGGAGGCCCCCCACGAGTTCATCACCTCGCGCGAGCGCGGCGAGGTCCGCTGCCACCACACCAGGGTCGCCATCGTCGGCGCTGCTGCCGGGCGCGGGCAGGCCCCGGGCTACGACCGTGGGGACCGCGAGTGGTGCGTGTGGGCCATCAACGAGATCTGGCAGCCGCACTACGACCGGCACTTCGAGCTCCACCCAGTCACCGTACCGCCGCAGGATGCGCGGGAGATGGCGTTCCTCGCGGCGTGCCGGACCCCGTGCTACGTCCTAGAGGCGACGCCGCTGGTCCCGCAGGGCGTGGTGTACCCGATGGAGCGCCTGCACGCGGCCGGGCTGCGCGACGACTACTTCACCTGCACGTTCGCGTACCAGATCGCGCTGGCCATCGTGGACGGGTTCACGGAGATCGGGCTGTACGGCCTCCAGCTGTGGCGGGGCTCGCCGCGCGAGCGGCTGCTGGAGCTGCCATGCGTCACGTACTGGATAGGCGTGGCCGAGGGCCGCGGGATCAAGGTGACCGACGCCTCGCTGCTGACGTCCTCGCCGTACCTGTACGGCTACCACTACGACAAGGAGCTGGAGTACGGCAACGACGTCGTCAGCGACGCGCGCCGCGCGATCCATCACGAGGAGCTGACCAAGCGCGGCCGCGAGTGGTTCGCCGTGGACCGGAACCAGGGTCGGCCGCCCCAGCCGCCCAACTAGTCCCCGCCCCTCCGCAGCGCTTCCCCCCAGACCGCCCGGCCTCCCGGGCGGTTTAACTTTCCCCGGCGTTTCATTCTTCACCCGACGTCGAAATACGATAGTCGTGTAATGCGCGTACAGAAGACTTCGACTCCGGGGGTTCGTGCATGAAGCGCTCTTGGCTGACCTCCGACCAGATGGTTCGGCTCCAGAAGTCCGGCGAGCTCCCCGAGGAGTACGGCATCCGCAAGGCGTTCACGATCGCGTCCAAGGCGCTGGTCGGCGGGGATGACTCGCGGGTGGTCCGCTTCACGGTCACGACCAACCAGGTCGACCGCGACCGAGACGTCATCGACTCGGCGGGGTGGGACGTCAAGGACTTCAACGCCAACCCCGTCATCCAGTGGGCCCACGACTACAGCCAGCCGCCGATCGGGCGCTCGCTCGCGCTGACGATGGGGGCCTCCAAGATGTCGTCCGACATCGAGTTCATGCCTAAGGAGCTCTCCCCGTTCGCCGACACCATCTTCCGGATGGTCAAGGGCGGGTGGCTCAACGCGACCTCGGTCGGGTTCAAGCCCGAGGACTGGTCGTACGACGAGCAGCGCAAGGGCGTGAACTTCGCGAAGCAGTCGCTCCTGGAGGTCAGCATCGTCCCGGTCCCCGCCAACGCGGGCGCCCTCGTGGAGGCCCGCTCGGCCGGGGTGGACGTAGAGCCGCTGCGCGAGTGGGCGGCCAAGACCCTGGAGGCCGTCGGCTGCGCGCCGACCGCCGTCCTGGACCCGGCCTTCCTGGAGCGCTTCACCGCGCTCGAGGCCTCCGTCAACCGGTCCTACTCGTTTGCCAAGGCCTCGCGCAAGCGCGAATGCCCGGCCGGCGAGGAGTGCATGGCCGGTGAGGGTGAGAACGGGGCCTGCGGCATGGGCGAGGAGTGCCCGATGGAGGAGGGGAAGGCCGCGGAGGCCGTCCTCAAGCTCGCGGAAGCCGTCGCCAAGCGCGGCCGGGTCCTGTCGAGCGCCAACGAGGGCAAGCTCCGGCAGGCCCACGAGAAGATCGGCGAGGTACTCGCCCTGGTCGCGCAGGCCCCGGTCGTGGAGGACGCGCCCAAGGACGCCGCAGCGGCGATCAAGGCGCCCCCCAAGGTGGAGAAGGCCTACGGCGGGTTCGAGACCGCCGGGTACACCACCCCCGCCCAGGGCTCCAGCGCGGCGATCCACGTCCACGACTATTCGCTGTACGTCTACACCCGCGACGGGGGCCAGGTGGTCTTCGACGGCGGCATGGCGTTTCAGGTCGCGGACCACTCGCACCGCATCACGGCGGCGAGCCTGGCGCGCGGCGAGACCGAAGAGAGCGACGGGCACCGGCACGCGCTGATGCCCGCAGGCAGTGCGGCGGCGCCGCTACCCCCGGCCCAGTCCGCAGGGGGCGGTACGGACAATGATCCGGCCCTCGTGGTGGTGGCGGCGCCCAATGAAGACCACATCATCCAGCTCACCGCGGACGACGTGATCGACTTGGACGACATCAAGGCCGCGGACGGACTCGAGGACATCAGCGCGGCGGAGTTCGCCGCGACGCTCCGAGAGGCGATCGCAGTGGAAACCCGCCGCGCCATGAACATCGCGCGCGGACGCGTGGACTAGTTTCGAACCAGAAGGGACGGAGGACGAGAGTCATGACGAAGCAGGAGCTGGTCGCGCTCATCCGCGAGAACTGCGGCCCGATCGTGGCCGAGGTGGTCGGCGAGCAGATCAAGTCGCAGCTGGCCGAGGCCCAGGGGGCGCAGGCGCCCGCGTGGGTCGCGCAGATGTCGCAGATGTTCAAGGGGGGCGCCGCGGCCGAGCGCGTCGTCCCGATGGACGAGAAGGGCCTCGCGTTCGCCAAGTGCGTGCGCGCGACGGCGGCCTCCAAGCTCGCGCAGGCGGGCCCGGCCGGGGCCATCGAGATCCTGAAGAAGTGGGGCAGCCCGGACCTCGCCGAGAAGTGGGAGGACGCCCGCACCAAGGCCCTCGCGGCCGGCGACGCCACCGCGGGCGGGTTCCTGGTGCCGACCCAGTTCAGCCAGGAGGTCATCGAGTTCCTCCGGGCGCAGTCGGTCGTGCGCAAGCTGCGGGCGCGGACGCTGCCGGTCCCGACCGGCACGACGAAGATCCCGAAGCTGACGGGCGGCGCGACGGCGTACTACGTCGGTGAGAACGCCAACGCGACCAAGAGCGAGCAGACGACGGGCCAGCTGGCGCTGACGTTCAAGAAGCTCGTCACGCTGGTGCCGATGTCCAACGACCTCCTGCGCTACAGCTCGCCGGGCGCGGACACGATCGTCCGCGACGACACGGTGAACGCGATGCGGCAGCGGGAGGACCAGGCGTTCATCCGGGACGACGGAACGGGCTCCGGCCCGAAGGGCCTGCGCTACTGGGCGCACGCCGACAACGTCATCGCGGCCCGCTCCTCGGTGACCCTCCAGAACGTCTTCAACGACCTGGGGGACATGATCCTCAAGCTGCTCGAGGCGAACATCCCGATGCTGGCCCCGGCGTGGATCATGGCGCCGCGGACCGAGACGTTCCTCAAGACCGTCCTCAACAGCAACGGCTACGCGGTCTTCCTCGAGGAGATGGCGACGCGCGGCACCCTCTGGGGCTGGCCGTACGGCGTGACGACGAACGTGCCGGTGAACGTCGGTGCGGCGTCGAACAAGTCCGAGCTGTACCTGGCCGACATGGCCCAGGCGGTCATCGGCGAGTCGATGAACCTGCTCGTGGACACGTCGGCGGACGCCGCGTACTACGACGGGTCCAGCGTCGTCGCCGCGTTCTCGCAGGACCAGACGGTCGTGCGCGCCATCGCGGAGCACGACTTCGGCATGCGGCACGACAAGGCGGTCGCGGTGCTCACCGAGGTGAGCTGGAAGCCGGGCAGCATCTAGCCGCCCGCATGACGGATGAAACCCCGGCGCCCTAACCCGGCGCCGGGACCAACGAATCAGGGTCCTCAGGAGGGACGAGAGAGATGATCACGCGAGACATCGGAGAGCTCCAGGTCGTGCCGGCGTTCCGGCACAACGCGCAGTTCCAGAACTGCGAGACCGGCGTCGTGGCCGGCTCGTGCACGTGCTCGGGCGGCATCGCGGCCGCGGGATCGACCTGGTGGCCGGGATTCACGATCGACCGCCTCGGCCTGACGCACCTCTTCAACTCGGTGGCCATCGCGCCCCTGGCGTGGGTCGACCTCCGGGTGTCGGACGAGAACGCGCGGGTGCAGAGCTTCGCGGTCGGCGTGGGCCTCCAGCACACCTCGGCCTCGGGAGGCACGTGGGCGGACCTCTCCACGCAGGAGTGGATCGTGGACCGCGGCCTCTGGCGCCAGACGACCGCGACGGCCACGGCCTGCGCGATGTACACGGCGGCCCAGCGGGACGTCGCGGACGTGCTCGGCGGCAACCTGACCACGACCACGTCCACGGCGGACGGCGTGAACCAGATCGCCGGGTCCTCGTCCACGGGATACGCGTACTACTCGGGTCCTCCGGCGATCTTCGACCTCAGCGCGGCCAAGCGGTACCTCCGCGTGCTCGTGCGGCCGGTCATCAACAGCACGGCCTGCGGCAGCGGGTTCATGGACCTGTCGGCCCTGGCCATCTTCGGCGCGCCGGGGCAGGCGCCCCCGCCGAACCAGCCGGNCAAGCGCATCCTGGTCACGACGGGCTGCGCGACCTAGCCCATGGGTGAGGCCGTCGCCGTCGAGCTCCTCGCCCGCGTCAGCCACCGGGGCGGCGGTCTCCTCCGCAAGGGGGAGGTCGCCGGCTTCGCGGCCGACGTGGCCCTGGACCTCGTGCGGCGCGGCCTGGCCCGCCCGGTGCTCGGGGGTCTCTGCTATCCGGCGCTGGAGGAGGACGATCTCATGAGCGAAGAGAAGAAGTCGGTCGCCGCCCCGCCGGCGGACAAGATGGTCGGCGGGCAGAACAAGAGCCGGGAGCAGCTCCGCAAGAAGTAGCTCCGTCGGCTCGCGCCATTCCCAGTAATCCCTGAACCGAGAAGGAGAGCGAGCAGCCATGTCGAGCAACGTGACGTACAAGGAGGCCAAGCCGGGGTCCGGGGTCCAGCCCAACCACCCGGCCGGCCGGGGCTACAGCCTGAAGGTGGTCGACGGTCCCAACGGGGTCGTGGAGGTCGCCGAGGGGGAGCCCCGGAAGAAGTTCGCGATCGTCGGGTTCGCGGCGTCCAGCCGCAACCTCGCGCCGTTCGACGACCCGACCTACGAGATCTGGACGCTGAACCAGCTGTACCGCCACGTCCCCCGCGCGACCCGGCACTTCGACATCCACGCCAACTGGCGGGAGGACAACGTCGAGGGGACGGACCACCCGCGGTGGCTGGCCGAGTCCGGCATCCCGGTCTACATGAGCACGTACGAGCCGTCCATCCCGACCTGCGTGAACTACCCGCTGCAGGCGGTGATCGAGAAGGTCTCCGGGATCGACTACTTCACCTCCACGGTCGCCTTCGAGGTCGCGTACGCGATCTACCTGGCGGACCTGCAGGTGGAGGCCAAGCTCCGCAAGCTGCGGGACGCGGCCAAGTTCGAGCCCGAGGTCGCCGTGGTCGAGGCCAAGAGCCGCGCCAAGGGTCGCCGGGTCGTGGTCGTGGAGGACGTGGAGCGCCGGCTGGCCGACCGCGAGGCCGCGCGAGAGCTCCTGCTGGATCCCTTCGCCCTGCGCAAGTGGCAGGTGGAGCGGTACGCGGAGCGGGAGATCGCCCTCTTCGGGATCGACCTGATCGTCGGCACCGAGTTCGACTTCCAGAAGGCCTGCGTGGAGTTCTACCTGGGTTTGGCCCAGTCGCGCGGGATCACGGTCCGGCTGCCCCAGGCGTGCGCGCTGCTCAAGCAGCGCTGGCGCTACGGGTACCAGACCGAGCCGGAGGGGCAGCTCATCAAGCTGGGCGAGGTCCAGCGGCGCAACGTGGCGCTTCAAAAGGAGCGGGACCAGCTCATCGCGCGGCTTCACACAGTGGATGGGGCGCTGCAGGAGAACGGCTACTGGAAGGACATCGGCGACCTCCGCTCCAAGGGCGGGGAAGTCGTCACCAACGAAGCGACGTAGAGGAAAAGCCTATGCCCATCGTCACCGGCTCCCAGCACAGTGTGGTCGACCTCGACCGGAACGTGACGCGGCCGATCTTCAAGCAGAAGGCCGGCACCATCACGGCCGACGTCGAGACGGCCGACCTCGCCGCGGGGTCGGTGACGAGCGAGAAGGCGTCCACGCCGCTGGTCACGCGCAGCGCCGTGGGAGCGACGCCCGACCCCGCGGCGGGGACCGGGTTCGGGACGACCTCGTTCACGGTCCAGCGCCTGAGCGTCCGGGCCGAGGTGGTCCGCGTCGCGCTGGTCCCCCTGACCGCGTTCTCGGCCGTGACCTCCGGCGGCAACCTCCAGCTCTGGAGCTGCTACGGGGAGGTCGCGACCTTCACGTTCTGCTCCACCGCCATCGGGCCGGTCGGGGTGCCGATCATCATGACGCTGGGGACCTACACCTGCCTGGCCGCGTGCCAGGACATCATGCTCGGGGCCTCCAGCCTCAACGCCTGCGACAACGTGCCGGCGCTGTCGGTCCTGATCGACTACAAGACGAGCGAGTAGGGGGAGAGACAGAAATGCTCACCGGCAGCCAGTACGCCAGCGACCTCGCGGCGGGCACGACCTCCACGGGGTCGCTGCTCAGCGTGGACTTCGGGTTCGACGCCACGCGCGTGCGCGTCCACAACGACGGGACCGTTCCGCTGCGCGCGACCGTGGCCTCCTCGCAGGCCGCCTGCTCCGACATGGTCGTTGCGCCGGGGCAGGTTCACGAGTGGACCGGCATCCGCTCTCACGTGTTCGGCCTCTACACCACGTCCACGTCCACGGACGGGACGGACATCCGCCAGGCCCGGCTGGCTGCGTCGGGAGGGTAAGCCCGTGAGCGAGTCCCCGAAGTTCCACACCACCGGGCACCTGATGAGCGCGTCGAGCTCCTGGACCGGCGGGTTCTTCCCGACCGACCTGCTGACCTTCGACTTCGCGGCGGTGGGCCTACGGATCAACAACTCGTGCGGCGACCGCGTGTTCTACAGCCTCAAGGGCGCCCCGACGACGGCCGGTGACTTCATCGCCGGGTGCAGCGCCACGGTGCTGTCCCCGATCCCGCCGACCGGGAGCCTGGGCCTGCTGACGACGTCGAGCTCCTGCACGTCGCGGCCCCTCGTCGGGGTCAGCGCGTGGGCCTCGGCGTGAAAGGAGTTCGACCATGCGATCCCTGATTGCCGCGGTGCTTGTCCTGCTAACGTTTTCTTCGGCCCTCGCGGCCGACCTGCCGAAGCCCCCGGAGGGCGCGCCGCGCCTCGGGGTTCAGCCGGTCGCTCAGTGCGGAGCGGAGGAGGGGGTGTACGAGGAAGTCTACGATCTCAACCCCGCGACCGAGGCCGCGTTCGCCTATTACGGTCGCTACGTAGCCGGCCCGGGCGGGCAGCCATCCTTCGAGCCACCGTTCGCCGCCCGCCTCGTGGACGACGCGGGGCGCTCGGTTGTCCACTATGACGACGGTGACCGTACCGCCATCACCACGATCGAGGCCTTCGCGGAGCGGTTCAGTAACGGGTGGTGCAGCGTTCTGAAGGCGCGGCGCGGAGAGCGGGCGTGATTCAACTCCTGCGCGCGTTGGCGCTGGCGATCCTGTCGCGCTCCACCAGGAAGCCGGCCGACCCGTTCGCGAGCTTCGTAGTCCGTTTCCCCAGCCCGGCCGCCCATACGGGGCAGGTGCTCGTGGACGGCCACGATATCAGCCACGCCTGCCGCGCTCTGGCCATCGGCGCGCGGGTGGGGGACCTGGTGGAAATCAAGCTGGAGCTCCTCGGGCACCTCCTCGTGGAGGCCGACGCGCCGGTCGTGGCCCGGCTCATCTCCCTGGATGACCTGCAGCGAGAGGCCTCGGCGGATGCACCGCACGCCGCGGGGTCCCCGGCGTGATCCTCACCTGCCCGACGCTGCGCTTCGCGGTGCACGAGGACGGGGCCATCGAGCGCCTGTCCACGTGGTTCCCGAGCGTCGCATTCGACCAGGACCTCCTGGCCCGGGCGGACGGCAAGCGCCTGCGCCTGCGCGGGGACGAGCTGGAGATCCACTGCACCAACGGGGGCGCCACCTACGCGCTCGGGCTCCTGACCAACGGTATCCGCGTAGGCCGACTCGCCCGCGCCTGGGAGGGCTAGGTGTTTCAGGTCTGCACAACCGCCGCGGACGCCGACTACGCCACGACGGGCGACGTCATGATGGTCCTCTTTCGGTCCACCTCCACCGCGATGGTGGCCACGACCCAGGAGATGGACTACATCGGGCGCCTGGCCCGGCGCGCGTCGCGGGACGCCGACCGGGTGGTCGGGTACACGCTGGCCCAGCAGGTCTACTCGGAGGCCTTGGACAGCGCGGGCGGGCGCCGGCTCATGCTCGGCGTCGTCCCCCTGGTCAAGGTGCTCCGGTTCTTCGACTCCACGTCCACGGCCGACGCGACGGAGATCTGCTCCACCGACTACCGGGTGGAGAGCTGGGACGCGGGGCTGCTGAGCCGCGACGCGGGCTGGCGGTGGACGGCCGACCTCGTGACCGGGGAGACGTGCTTTAACATGGGCCTCTCCCCGGCGTGGCGCCCGGGGCAGCGCACGCGCCCGTGGTTGGTGGAGTACATTGCCGGGTTCAGCCCGACCGGGACCACGAGCACCGCGACCGGCCGCACGACCGACGACCCGACGTGGACGACCGGCCCAACGCTGCCGGACGACCTCGCGCAGGCCGTCGCGCTGCGCGCTGCGCAGGCGTACACGAACCCGCTGGGCGTCTCCAGCCGCAGCGTCGGGGACCTCAGCGTCTCCTACGGGGCGCGCCGGGACGGCGGGGGGTCCGACCCGTTCAATGGAGCCCTGGACTCCTACATGCTGCGGAGCGCCTGAGCCATGATGCCCGAGCTCTCGGACCTGTACCGGCAGAGCGTGACCGTGGAGCCGTACTCCTCGGTGGACAGCTACAACGTAGCCTCCTACGGTGCGGCGGTCAGCCACCGGGTGCGCGTCAGCGGCAAGCGGCGCCTCGTGCGCAACGACGCCGGCGACGAGGTCATCTCCACGCACCAGGTCTACTTCTACCTGTCGCCGGCGATCGGGGCGCACGACCGCATCACCCTCTCCACCGGGGACGTGAACTCCACGGAGGCGGGGGCGCGGCAGCCGAAGATCCTGGCGGTCGGGAAGTACCCGGACGACGTCGGCCGGACCCACCTCACGGTGTTCCTCGCGTGAAGCTGAGCCGGGTCATGTCGGGGGCGCCGGCCAACCTGCGGGTCAGCCCGATCCTCATGCTCGGGCGCGCGCTCTACCGCGAGGCCGAGCGGATCATGGCGGACTCCAAGCAGCACCACGTGCCGGTGGACCTGGGCACGCTGAAGGGCAGCGGGCACGTCCAACTCCCCGTGGTCTCGGGCACCCGCGTCGTGGTGACGATGGGGTACGGCGGGGCCGCCTCCGGGTACGCGGTCTACCTCCACGAGGGGACGGGGCCGGTCGTC